CTCAGTTGGTAGAGCTCTCGACTGTAGTGGTTAAAACAAATATCGGGCGGTCACTGGTTCGATTCCAGTAGTTCGGAAGAATAGTTTTGTAAATAGTAACCAATCTGTACATTGGTTATTATTTTCGTGGGTAAATATATGAACATCATTGTTTGTGGTGATAGTCATACACGCGTATTTTCTTATTGTAACAAACATCAGGAACAATTTAAATTTAATGTATGTGAAGTTGGTGGTGCAACTGCACAAGGGGCAGTGAATCCAAATTCAAAAACAAATGCGTTAGGAATATTTTCCACCAAATTGAAAAATGCACCAAAAGCAGATAAAGTACTTATTATGTTAGGAGAAGTGGATTGTGGATTTGTTATTTGGGTTCGTTCCAAGCGCTATAACATAAGTGTAGATGAACAGTTACAAACTTCCATCGACAACTTGTTTCGTTTCATAGAGACTCGTGTGTTATCTTGTGGTTATTTGCCGAGAGATATTATTATTACTGGAGTAATTTTACCAACCATAAAAGACAATACAAATAAAAAATATTTGCAGGGTGCTCGAAGTGAGGTTGATGTGGATCAGTATACAAGAACACAAAAAACACTGGAATATAATGATATGTTAAAAACTAGATGCAATGACTATGGATATCATTACATAGACATTACAACAAATATTATGGACGACAATGGGTTAATAAATGATTATTATTTGAGTGAAAATCATACAGACCACCATCTCAGTAATCCAAAAACGTATGGATTTTGGATAAATAAAATACAATTATGTTATACTTCTGATGCGTAATAGTTTTGTATAGTACTTTCTATAACAAACATAATAGCGACTAATGTAAATAATCCCATAATAGCTATTGCAACAAACGGCATATCAATAATATTATATTCTAATATCATTGATATTTTAAATCCATTTACAAGACACTATACGTTTCCAAATAAGAATTGATAGTTAATGCATGACCAGCGTATTCAGGGTCATCTAATAATGTGCGGAAATTATCCATTTTTCCAAGACCCAATCCATAATTGATCATTTTGTATCCAGGCATTTGAGTTTCATTGAAACTGCGAACACAATAATAGACATCTACATCTTTGTTTCCACCCATGACTAACCAAGGCACATTCAACTGCAAGTTATCTAATGAATCATCTGAAATGAGTAATACAGGCAATTTATAAAAATCGCACAACAACCATAAGTCCAAATCAGTCAAATAATATTGTTCGCTCATAATTAATGTTTCCAGAGATACTTGATTATTAATAACTTGTTGAATGAGTTCTTGCTTGTTATTTTGTTTACTCAAAATATCCAGTATTTTGATTCCATGGTTTTCCATAAGAGGCTTGTATAATTGCACCAGACGCTTTTTCATATCATATGCACTAGGGATATTTCTACGAAGACGTAAAAACAACTCGTACATAAGAACATAACCACATTGAACCTCCGATTTGTATGTAATTTCTTGTGCTTCCTTGGGGAAAACAGTTTTCCAGAAACTATTTGCAGGTCCACTGAGTTTTCCAATGCCTTCTATGCATGCCTGTTTGCGCTCTTTCAAAGAAATCGAATTGGAGTATTTCAATTCGACTATACTAGGTTCTGCATTGTCATAATTGATAGTACTCACATACTCATTTGTTTGGAATGGTTTCAGTTTGTTCAGGTTCTCACTATCTAAAACACTTTGTAACAACAATGCTTCGTTATCATTGATCCTGTAATCAGCGTCAGTGTAGTTCAAATATTTGTTATTATCCAGTAAGAAAAGACGAATACGTTTGAAACGAATGAGCTCATCCGCGAGACGTCCGTAATAAAATACTTGATTATCGATTTGATTCATCAGATTTTTCTTGGGAACAATCAATTTACATTGATCATTTTTGCTCAAACAGTACGTTTTCTCCTTGCAATTGTTAACACATGTGTAAATTTCACTCATATTGTCTAATACACTTTGACTCAGTGTGCCAAATGCAACATGTTTTTTCAATAATACGCGTAATAAGATGATGACCTTTTTCAATTTCAATTGATAAAATACGTTGGGTGATTCTAATAATCCCACTAATTTTTGCTTCAACTCGTACTTTTCATAACTATTCAATAACATTCGGAAAGTGGTACGGAAAGCGTTGTAGAATTTGTTTTCAAGTGAGATGTTTTTAATTGCATTGATACGTTCATCGTCTTCCTCGGTTTCTGTAGTAAGAGTGGTATCCGCGTTATAATATTGTGATTCGCTATAGTTCATTGCTTTGTATGGTTTCAATTCGTCTCCCAACGTATTTGCTATTGGCGGTACAATTTGAACAAATTGATTGGTTTCGGTTAATATACCAACAATCATTTCGTCTTCTTCAATACGCATAATTGGCTTGGACAAAATCAACCCATCAGATTCTACAGAAAGTCGGTTCAAGAAGTTTTTGGTAGATTCGTAAGGTGCCCAAGATAATTGGTCCATGTAAGCAACTGGAAGATTACGTATACGTTTGGATGGAAGTGTAGGTACATAGTATTCGTGTTCATGTTCGGGATAAGGCTTTACTAACAAACCAATAATCTTGTTTTTGTAATTGGATACTTGTTTGACAATTTGATATTGAAACTCATTCATAAAATTCATAATATCTTCCGCAGGTATGTTTTCTCTGAAGTAATATGATTTGGGCATACTGGGCAAAGCCTTGCATTTTTTATTCAGGTCTTTGTCGAATATGCGTAACAAGTCAATAAACTGAGAAGACATGTTGTTATCACTCAAAAATGGTTTGATGTTAATAAGTGGTTGTCCTCTTTCATCTGTTCTATAGAAATATACGGGTTCGTAGAAATCGCCTTGCTTTATCAATAATATTGTATCTCTGGAAGGGTCGTAAAACGTATTTGTATATGAGTTAGTGGGGCAAATAAATTCAGCGTTGTCGGTAATGTCGTTATCAGTTGTTTGTATAATGACTAGATTCAAACCGTTTTTGAACAATTTTGGATTGGGTGTAGTAACAATGTCCCATAGATAGGTATGGTCAATCCAAGCATCTCTGTCCATTAAGAATGTTTTGAAATTCTCGAAAGCCGATACAGTGTCCTTGAAAAAGTTGACTTGAGTTTTGTTTTCCATGTCCAAGTCTTTATATAATTCACTGTTTTCGTAGTTTTTTAATATTTCTTTTTTCACGCGGTTCTTAGGCATGAACGTTGTAGAAAGAGAACCGTTTTGGTATTTGATGAAATCATCAATACTGATTGACTTAACGAGTATTTGTTGAATTTCTTCTACTGAAGCTATACGATAAATGAAATTATGATAAGAAGAATACACGTCAGCAATGCAACCTAAGAACGATTGATGTTGTGTTTGTTCGATACCTGCTCGCAAAATAGTGGCAGTATTCGGTTTGAGAAGAGCTGCGTTGTTTGGATTGACCACATGTATATAGTCGATATTCAGTAGATTTTGAATCGATTTGGGTAAATATCCAGAACGACTCTTTGTTAATGGGAATTTATCTGGACCTACCACATACATCAAATTAGGCATGGTACTGGGTTCATCATACATTCTCTCTTGTGAATCATCTTCTTCCATCTCAGGTTCGTCTATATCTTCACCTTCGGGGGCGGATATATCGTCCTTTGTTATACCACATTCTTTTCTACGTTTTTTCAGTTGTGCAGAATTCCAATCTTTACCATAACAACATGGTAGACAACTGTTAGGATGAGCGTCTTTCCCTTTGAAACCAGGGTTATGCCATTTATAATTCTGATCTTTGTCCACGTGATATCGGTCATCGGTAAATTCATGAACATGATCTTTGCATACTCCTTGTTCGACTTGTTCTTCTGACAATGCTTCGTTTGTTTTCAAACACCAATAGCGTGGGCAAATATACCAATACTTTTTATCGGGTTTGGTTCCATAACGAATAGCATATTTGTACGCTTGTCTGTTTTCCCTATCAAGCTTTTGCTTTTCCTCTTCTGTCAAAATAACTGGTTGAACGTTGATATTTGCAGGACAAACACGAGAATAGTTCTTGTATTGTCCTTGTGATTTTGTCAAAAACAGATCGGGTTCTAAGCTTTTCTTTTTATCAAAAAACATTTTGTTTACGCGGTCCACAGCTTTCTTATCCAGTGTCAATTTTTTTTGTTTTACACCACCTTCTTGTGTATCATCTTCATCATCATCGTCTTCTTCTTCACTTACATAAAAAAATCCTTCGTCTTCGTCATCTTCTTCCTCTTTCTCTTCTTCTTCTGGCTGAAATACGGTGGGTTTGACTATAGGTTCGACAGTAATGACTACTTCTTTCTCGGGCAGTGCTTCTTTTTTCTTTGGTTTGGAACAAATTTCGTTCAATTTCTCAAATGAAAAATCCGTAGTATCGGGTTGTTGTGTCATTCGCAACAAACTGTCTAGGTGTAAAAATACTGTGTCAATATAATTCACATTGTTTATTCCAGTAATGATGATCTCAAACTTGTTTTCAAATACAGCCGGTTTCAAAGATATTTGGAATCCAGGATTTTCTACAATTTGCGTAGTTTTATTAACATATTCGCCATTGATTTGCGTGAAATTGTTTAAAAACTCAGTAAAATGTACCACGGCTTCGTTTTGGTCCATATTATAGTTCATTTTTAACGCTTCGATAACTTCCTTATCGCTGTTTGTATTGTTGTAAATATTGGTAATCATTGCATCGATCGCTTCCATTTTTCTGTAATTGTTTACTTTTTTGTAGTTGAGTAGATAACCCTTTTTACTATCACCTTCCATAATATCAAATACATGAGTAATGCAATGAATATAAGGCGATTTTTTCAAATGCAAGTCTTTTTTCATATCAAATTCCAATTGAATATCAATATTGGTAAATTCAATACGATTATCAAATAGATTGGTGATGGTTTTCATTTGGTATCCGAGTTGTTCTAAAAACGTATTCAGATTACGAATCATATTGTTTAATAATTCTACAATGTATTCGTTGAATGTGTCCGGAAGAACTGATTTTTTCATAGAGCCTTTAATCACCATGTCGCCATTTTTATGCAATTCAATCAAAATAGAGCGGTAATCTTGGTTGTTCGTATCAACATACATCGCAATCGTTTTTGGTTTACCAATTTCTTTTGATAAAGCATGTACAGATGGTTCTTTCAAATATGGAATTTTACTTCCATTCGTAGCAATCACCTCTGAATAAATACGGTACAAGTTCTCTTTGCGTGGTCCTGGATTATATTTGATAAAAGGCACTTCTTTACTAGCATGTATATTTTTGAATACAATATCCAAAGGAAGTTTTGTGTGGTTATTTGGATGAATAATCATATCAAATTCGCGAATTCCTTTGGATAAGTAATGCAAGTCTTCGTTCTTTTGGTGATAAATCGAATAAAAGGATTCTTGTACTTTTTGTGATTGTTCTAGACCAGGTAACATGTGCTTCTTGTGGTTCTCCATCAACTCCAATTTTTTTTCATTGAATAGGTCGAGCGTATCGATTTGATTTTTTGCAAGTAGCGGAAAGTAATTTTTGATAATAGTGGACTCGGTAATATGAATATCATTGGTATGTTCGGCAACATCTTCTAATGTAGCATAGTAAATTTCATTGTTTTTGAGTGTTCCATAGGTGAACAATAATGAATGCTCGTATAAATACAAGGGATTCGCGGAATTTTGTGCGTAGTCTGGTGAAAACTTCGAAAGATGATGGGGATTGCTTGGGAATAAGTAATCGTACATGGATGCAAATTTTTGTCCGATCGGAATATACATATGCACTTCCAATTCGTTTTGTTTGAAATACTCAAGTAAATCGTTGTATGTATACAAAGGTTTCACAGGTATATTGCTAACAAATTCATTGGATACGTTCAGATGTATTAATAATTGTCCAAATTTCCCTTGTGTAAGTGGGTTCGAATCGTTTTGTGTTACAGTTTGATATAAATCCCATAAATTAATAATTTGACTGCTTTTTGCATATAGATACAAGTTTTCATAAACATAATCGTCCATACCAAGTTCTTTCAATAATTTATGTTTTATAGTTTGCACAGTATCATCATTATGTATGATTTGTCCTGAATACGTGATGTCTGTATTATTAAGTCTCATATTGGTTATTTCTAAATCATCAAACAGTTCGTCAACTTGTTGAACATCACTATTTCCACGAAACACGATGACGCGTGCTTTGTCTTGCTGACTATTCAGTCTACAAAATTTATATATGTTATCGTATGACTGTGTATCTAGTTTGTCTGTGAATTCCATTATATATAGTGTTCTCATAAATTTGTATCATTTATTTGTGATAAATTAAAATGCTCAGTCATAATACGTATTATTGAGAACATGGTGAAATTTGCAGTTGTAATTGGTATTAATTACAATTTTATCCATGAATCGAAACGATTAACAGGTTGTATTTATGATGCAATGCGTATAAAAAATATGTTGATAAATTCTTTAGGGTTCTCAAGTGAGCATGTTTATATCTTGGTTGATGAAAAAGAAAATGCAACAACTCATTATGAAATTAAAAAAATCTTAGAGACTCTGAAAAACAAGTCATTGAGAACATCCGACGAATTATGGATATATTATAGTGGTCATGGAAACTCGGTCATAGATACAAATGGCGATGAAAATGACGGAAAAGACAGTGTTATATTGCCTTCAGACTACATGGAAAATGGGTATATAAGCGATGATGATTTATACGAATGGTTAAGCGATATCCAATGCAAAATAATACTGATTTTTGATAGTTGTCATAGCGGAACGATTGCAGACTTGCCCTGGAAATTTACATATCGAGAACCGAATGATATATTAATCGAAAGAGAACGTGATATTGAAATGGAAAACAAATATGTATTTACACTATCGGGTAGTACTGATCCACAAAACAGTTGGGAAATATACGATAAAATTACAAAACAGTCATACGGCGAATTTACAAACACATTCCTGTATGTTCTGGAGAACAATAACTATAATATTTCCATTATGAAATTATATGAACAAATAAGCCGACCCTTTTTAACGAAACAATTCGGAGAACAACAAGTCATTCAAACACCGTTATTATGTAGTTCATCTAGAATACCTGATTGGACAATACAAAAATAAATAACAAAACATATTACTATTTATTTTTATAGTTGTGTATTTACATCATGTGACGAGGGCGAGCCAAGTGAACCTTGAGGTCATCGTTGGTATATTGGCGGGTGTTAGCACCACCACGCACCCATCCTTCCATAGCATCTTCCTCAACATTCTCAGATGCATTGGTTACATGGTTCTCCATATCACTGGTTAAGATAGGGAGGGAGTACTCAGTGAAAGACTTGTCCATAACGGTAGACGCACTCTTCTTGTCAGTGACGAACTCGCCTTGCATCAACTGGGATTCCATCTGAGGATCCACGCTACCGCGTCCAAGGTAAGGAACGGTAGCAAAAGGACGAGGGAACAGTTGAATTTTCTCGGCAGGAGTCACATTGACATCCTTGATTCTCAGCTTGGATTCGTGGTCAATAGTGGAACCAGTCAATCCATTTCCATGAGAAACCCCATTAAAATTCATAGTAGGTTGCTGAACAGCGAACTTGACATGCTGGTCGGAAGTATCTTTGCTAAAATAATTGGACAGAGTGTGGTTGGCAAAACGGGTATTATGAACATTTCTTTGTGTTTGATCGGTCATATCAGATCCAATACGGCTGGTATTATGAAACAAATAGGAATTCACAGACGACATCTATTTATATTATACTATACTAAGAGAATGAATTTTCATAAATAAAGGAATTCTATTTTATTTATGGAACAAGTACTATGATTTAATAATTAGTATGACGTGTTAAATTTCTTGCGCAAGCAAAAGGATTACCTTCTTTGCAAGAAATCATGCTTCCGTAACAGAACTCGGTAAATGCTTGTTGGTCATTGGGAATAGTGGTGCTTGGGTTAGAATGGAAAGGACGTAAAGATTGTTCAAAAACGTATTGTTCTCCTAAATCCTTGAATAATTTGTCCGCAATATCAGGTTGGTCGGGATTTGATTTCACAACCAATTGTTTGGCATCTTCTAAAATCTTTTCATTCACATTTTTGTTGAAAGCAGGGGGAGCAGGTTTTTTATCAGGGTTGTAGTCATAATCAGTCATCATAACATTGCTAAAAGGATTTTCAGGGGTAGGCTCATCAAATACTTCGTCGCTTACGTTCATGTTCTCGGATTCTAGATAATCCTTTGCTGGGTTTGCAAATCCTTCTTTCAGAGTCTCTTTTAACAAGGTGGATTTCTTTTTATTATTCGCTTCTTTCATGTGATAATAGTGTAAGATGAAAATAGCAAATAAGGTAATGATGCTCACAATAATTACACGGATATTACCAGAAGAAAAGAAAGTTAATAAAGCCAAGATAATAACAGTGCGAGTAATAGCATTGAGCTTTTGATTGTAAGTCATGTTTTCCACAGGAAAGAATTCCATTAAATATTGACTATCAAACAGAATATTAGGGTTGGTTGCCCAGAAAGGAACACTATCTTCACTATTGGGAGCAGATAAGGGATTTAATTGCATCATTTCTTCTTGTTTTTTCTCGAATTCTACTTCATTCAATAATGTGGATTCGGTTGTATTAGAACTGTGTAATGAAGACATATATAATGAATTGATTTATATATTTTCATTATATATTTCCTGAAACGGTTAATACTAATAAAATCGTAGTTAAATACACACAACTACTAAATATTTTCAAGGTAGTTACTTTCGCTGTTTCAAACATTTTTCATCCACCTCTAATGTCTCGCATTTTTCGTCATGAGGAACAATTTTCAACACGCATTTTGACTTAATTCCATATAACGGTTCTACACACCCGTTTTCTGTTTTGATAGGAGCCATTTCAGATAAACAACGAGCGCGAAAATGTTCATAACGTTCACGGATGTCTTCATAAGATAATCCAGATTTTTTACCCAACATAGTATTGACAACTTCATGTAAATCGTACATATATCGAGAAAAGGTATCTCGATTTTTCATTTTATCCATAGTAAGAGGAAGAGTTTTGAAATTCTTTTTTAGGTTTTCTCTGCATTTACCACAAGGCAATACGTTTTGCAAATTCAAGATAAAATCGCGATATTCTTTTTTATTTTGTGACGTAGGATTGACAGGGTAATTGAAACTGATAGCATGTAAGGAATGCCACATACTAGGTCCCCATACGCTTGTTAAAATTCCGTCATTACTATTGTATTCGTTTTGTTTGAAGACTCTTTTTATCTTACGAGTTCTGTTTTTGGTAGTCATATAAAGTTACTCTATAATACTTGTATATTATAATTCTTACTAAAATTTAGGAGTTCATATTCGTTTTCTTATTATACGAATTAATCTTCTTATACTATATAACACATATGGCTAAGTTCACGGAAGTTGTCCATAAATTAGTTCGTCCATACTACAATTATTTCATTGTTGCATTGAGTTTAATCATTTTTGTTAGTTTCGGTATGTTAGCATACAACCGTTACTACAAAAATCAACTGAAGGCAGAGGCGAATGTTGCGAACGCAAACCGCAGAAGAAAGGATCTCTTTGTATATATGTTTCATGTAGATTGGTGCCCTCATTGCAAGAATGCTATGCCTGAGTGGAACACGTTCAAAAAACAATACGACAACAAAGACCAAAATGGGTACAAGATCAGATGCGTGGGTGTAGATTGCACAAAAGAGACGAGTGATGTAACAAATTATTTGAACAAATACAATATCGAATCATATCCTACAATTAAGATGGTGAAAGACAATAAGACAATTGAGTTTGATTCTCCTATTAAGAGTCAATACTTAGAACATTTTGTTGATACTATGACTAAGTAAGCGATGAATATTATCAATCATCGTTTATAGAACACCACATACAACGTTTTTGTTTATTTGAACAATCTAGACATAAACTAGGAAATAAAAATAAATAACCAAATGGGTTTGTTACATGGTCAGGATTCTCATAGCCGTGTACTTTTTTTTGTCTACAAGATTGACATTTTGCCCTACATGGAGATATAGCGTTATTGGAATGAATTTTGTGTTCATCACACGTGTGCTTCACATCCATTACGTTCATCGCACGACTCATTATATTTATCAATATATTTTTTATATTGATAACATAATCATTTTACACAATACACAAAGGTTTACTGTTGCTCTACATATTTTTTCCCTGATTCCAATAACTCTATTCGCTTCTCTTTATCCTTAGATAATTCATAAATACTGGATATATTGGTAGATATGGTGGGAACTTTGAACGCATATTTTACAGTTGGGTAATTATGAGAAGTACGTAAATGAATAATATTTTTCATGACTTTGCCCACGTAATCGAACATAGACGAATCTTCATTTATCGATTGACCTTTGTTCAGTTCTTCTATACTATAGATTGCTAGCATTTCTTCAGGATTGGCACCATTATCGATACTTTCTTTAATAGCACAATTCGTAATAATCGACCCATCAGCATAACACTTATCATCTTTCAACAAAGGGGCAAATGCAATAGGCAGAGCGCATGATGCATATACCGCATCGATTAATCTCCATTCAGGATGAGTCTTGTAAGAAACATCGATTTGGGTGTGACTATTTACTTCTGTTACAATGCAATGAAATTCTACATGGGTAAGCTCATAAAACTCTTGCATGGTTATATCCAACGTTTTGTCTTTTGCCAAAATAAACGGCGATAAAATCGATTGAATATGCTGAATATTATAAATGCCTCGGCGGTCGACTGATTCAAACAAAACAGGTAGATCTAGTTTGAACACATGTTCCCATGGCCGATGAATGAGATAATTATCAACATCTTCCCATGAATTAGTCAATAAAATGAGTGCGCCTACAATTGTTCCTACTGATGTACCATAATAACTTTCAATATGTTTCAGATCCCATAATCCCATTAAATTGGTTTCTTTAAATATAGAATAAAATAGAAATCCATTCAAACCCCCACCCGAGCATACCAAATGTTTTATAAGAATGGTTTCTTCAGATTGAGCGTGATTATTAGAAAGGTCATATTGATTGTTTGAACTATCCATATATAAGAAATAGTTTAAAATTCTTATGTTTTTTCTTTTTTAATTATAATATACATCATGTCACATTTCTTATTTGAAGACGATAGCGAAGCTGACCATCAACTAGATATTGACGAATTATTTGAAAAACGACAACAACGTGATTTAAAACAACTTAGTATTTATAACAAAATCTTAAATCGCATTCATAGTCGAATCAAACGCATTTCTCGGGCAAAGTCAGATACACATATATTTTACAATGTACCTGAGTTTATATTTGGTGAACAATGTTACGATAATAAAGATTGTACGGGATATTTAGTAGCAAAATTAGAAGACAATGGATTCCAGGTAAGATATATCCACCCAAACACACTGTTTATTTCGTGGAAACATTGGATACCGTCTTACGTAAGAACCGAAATTAGAAAGAAAACTGGAGTAGTATTAGACGAAAAAGGTAATATAGTCAAGAAAAAGAACGAACAAGAAGAGTTAGTCGAAGAAGATGATATCAATGCTGGACTGTTCAACCAACAACAAGGTCCACCAGAAAAAGCCAAAAAAGAATACAATGATATTTCTGAATATAAACCAACAGGTAAGCTGGTATATAACCCTGAAATATTGGCAAAAATAGAAAAAAAGGTATCATATTAAATATTTACAAAAATAACATATACATATTCAGTTATATATGTTATGGATCCAAGTGTATATCAAGTACTTGTTAATAATACGAACGAACAAATAGTAATAGAGCATATTTATCCGTATGCGTATCAATGCATTTCCAAAGAACTCTCACGTGATATAAGGTCGTTTTGCTCTGATATAAAATTAATCGATTATATGTATAACTATTATCACAGACCTAGTATTTTATACACAGATTTAATGTACTATTTGAACAATACACATGCATTAGAAAAAATCAACATGCCTGCATTTTTTCATATTATCCGGCGTTTTCATGCAAACAAAGAATTAACCGATAAAGAGGTGGCTGAACAGTATTATAAATTGTGTTATTATGGATCAGATGAAAATATTCTTTGTAATCGTATTCGTTTTATTATAGGCATGTTATCCCCAGAGGAACGGACGGACTTTATAAACAGATATTTGTTATCTTGATTAAATGCGATGTTTTCTAGTTTTCTTTCCATGAGATTTGGTAACTTTCTTTATACTATGCTTCTTACCTCCTTGTTTATTTTGCACGTTGTATAGTTTTTGTTGTCCTTTAGTGACTTCAATTGCGGCATCTTTTAGTTCATTATTATCTAGTATGCTGGTGATTTTCTCTTCGATTATAGTTTTTAACTTTGGTACTAATTGTGCAAATACTTCTCTTT